TCCCCACCACTGATTTCCTGGTCTTGGTTTATTTCTAAGCCGTATCTCTCTATCTGTATGGTTCTTTAGTTCTTCAGTCACCATAGAAATCCAATCTTCTTGGCTCGCATCATTTATAAAATAGGTTACTGTTTGTGATGATGGCGCTAGAAGTATATGTTGTCCTGTTGACCAACCTTTAAACTCAGCGTCAATACCTTTGTGTCTTAACTCATTCAATCTTTCTCCATCACCAACACGACCTTTTGTTGTGTGCATTTCACCTTTGACTATTCTAAAATAAGTTTTATCTATATTGTGTATTATTGGACTAGGATATCTTGTGATTTGTTCTGTTAGATAACCAACATCTACATACCACCATTCTTCATTCTTAACCATAACGTTATTAATATCTCTTATATTGTGTTCACCTAAACCCCAAAAAAAGTGTATAGGTTTCATTGGTGTATCTTTCCAACCTTTTTCTATCGCAGAAAAAATCTGATGTGATAAACAATCTTGTCTTGCGAGTTTATGCGTTATTATCATTCAACAACCTTTCATGTACTATCCCACTATTAATTTCTGACATTTTCCATTGTGTATAAGAACAATCATACAACCACTGTGTTCTATCAAACTCTGGTAGTTCTTTATATTTTAATACTTCTAACGTATGAAACGACACAGGATAGGCATGTGACGTGTTAGATAACGATATACATGGAACACCCTCACATATCGCCTCTGTTAGACTATTACTTGAATATGATATCGCTACTCTAGCGTTCTCTAAATCTTTATAGATATCTTCTCCACCATTGGTCACATTAAAGTTATTTAAGTTCTCACTAAACATTACTTTGTTTCTAACGTTAATGTCTTTAAGTGTATCTTTATTAAATCTAAATGTAAATCGTGGGTGTGGTCTTATGAGTATATCTTCACCTGTATATTTTGATATGTTCTCTATCGTTGATTTTATAAAGTTTTCATAGTCACCTGGTTTCTTTACTAGATCGTTTAAACTTGTGTCAATAGGATTTTGTGTAAGTATTAAAATATAGTCACCTTTTTTCTTCCAAGGTTTTATCTCTATGTTCTGTTCTTTTTGTATTTGTTCCCATCTGTCAGATGGTGAGTTCTTATTCTTAAATATACCATCGCTATAAGTATAGTGATTTAAACCAACTCTAAAATAATAATCATCTGGTTTTTCTATGTCTAAATTTTTTCTAAAGGTCGCTTGTTCTACTACTATTATAGGTTTCTTTTTATCTAATATGAATTGATATATCTCTGCGTTCTTCTTCTTCATTACACCTAAAACATTTGTTTGAATATACGCATCTGCGTTTTTACTTAACCATCCCGCATAAGCATTACCACGTTCTTTATACCCTATAAGTTTAAAATCTTCATGTTTAGGAAATACAAACATCGCCTCTGTATTAAACGCACCTTTTATACCTACTATGTTCATTACTTGTCCTTAAAATATTTGTTAAGTTTGTCTGGCTCATTCCTGTGTTTGTTATCAGGATCCAATGAATCTTTTACTTCTGATATTACAGGCCAACCTGATGTTGACCACTTGGTGTTGAAGTCCACCCATGCTTTACCCTCGTCTTCTGTGTCTGGCTTTATGGCGTCTTCTGGACACTCTGGCTCACATACACCACAATCAATACATTCGTCTGGATTGATCACTAACATGTTCTCTCCTTCATAGAAACAATCTACAGGACACACTTCAACACAGTCTGTGTGTTTACACATTATACACTTATCGTTTACTGTATATGTCATTGCGCTATCCTTATAATTCTATCTATCAATTCACCCAATCCATTTTGTCTTTGCATAGTTAGTAGTTCTTTGATACCTAATGGTGTAAAACTATCAACAGTAAGATTAGCAACCACATTTCTTTGTTCCCCATTCACTATGTCTATTACAATCTTGGCAGTACCCTTACTGATATGAGCTTCACCATCAACTTGATATATCATTGTGTCATCATCTTTGACACCACCTATTAACCATAACTTTGAAGCACAACCACGTATTCTATTCTCGTCTGTCTTTACAGCCTCAGGTAATGGTTCTAAATCTTTTGCTTTGTCTATAATATAGTGTAACCGATCATGGCCTTCTAACAACTTTAGATCGCTTCCCATATCTTTAATTTTATCTTGTATCATATTAAATCAATTTTAGTAGTGTCTTTATACATGTCAAACCATTCTTGTGAATAGTCACCGTTTTTATATTCTTTATACCAAGGACCACCTAGTGTAAAGTGTACGTTCTTAGCGTCTTCATTGTATTCATATTCGCCCACTAACCAATTCCATTCTAGTGGTATATCACCTATCATATGTTCTCGTTCTAACCACTTGAATTGGTGTAATTCTAAACCACTAGCAGTATTAACATAGTCAGGTGTAAGTGCTTTACATTGTGAATTATTAAACAACATTACACTAGACCAATTCTTTTTAGGGAATGCTTGGTTCTTAGCGCCTCTAAACTTTACATCTTGTTTTGGTGTATAGTCATGCTTACAACACATAACAGAATATTTAAATGTTGCTCGATTATACAAATTATATATGTCGTCTCTAACCATCATATCACAATCCATAAAAATTGACCAACCTTTATAGTTTGATAGATAAGGTACTAAAAATCTACTAAAGGCAAAATCTGTAGATTGATTACTCTCTTTTGGTCTTGTGAATTGTGGTAAGTTATTTAAACTCAATGGTATTATCGCAACAGGCCCACTTGCGTGTGATCTAATACTTTCAGCAAGTACATGATATGCCGCTGGTTCGCCATAGTCATAACCAATAAAAACATTTATCATATCTTTGCCTCTGGACTTTTACCTGTTAGTTTTCTTTTACCTTTTGTATGATCATAAACAGTTCCTAATATTGATCTTGCTTGAACATGACTAGGTTTACCATCACCAATGTTATTGTTAGTTACTTTTAATTCTTCCTCAAATACACCTCTTACATAATCCCAAACATAACTATCGTGTTGTTCTGGTAAATGGTATATCTCATCAAAGTCATACATCTTTTTCATATATTCACCATAGTTTCTTGTCTGATCGTGTTTCATATTAAAGTATAAGAAACCACATTCACTGTAGTGGTCACCTCTACCAAGGTAACTCATCATACAATTATCTTTGTGTATATGTTTTTTAATCCATTCTGTATCTATTGACTTATAGAATACACTATCAGCGTCTATACAAATTAGACCATCTACATCACTTGGACAGTTTATAATGGCGTGTGTGTAGGCGTAAACCTTATATGAAAATCTTACACCATCATCTACATATGATGTTACTTTTCTATTCTTATTTCTATCTATGAATTTTTTTAGATCAGGAATCTGATCAAACATATCATCATCTTCGTTATAAACAATTAAATCAAATGGCCAATTATATGTGGCCTGAAACCTATGAGCATATTCTTTAAATAATTTAGTGTTCCAACTAGTGATTGTTTGTATTTTCATAACCAACTTTTGCTATATAATAACTGTCAACAATATCTGATATAGGATTACCTACCTTTTGTGTATCAAATACTTTCTTTAAGTCTGTCTTTGTTTCTTTAGAAAAGAATTCATACATCATATCTTTATCTGCATTACCTTTTCCAGTGGCGCCTTTTTTTACTACACTAGGAACAACAGTGTCATAATCTATCATCATCTGTTGTAACCTATACTTTAGAATACCACAGTTCTCAGCAATTTGAAATACTGCTTGACCCTTTGATCCAAAAGAGTAACCTTCTATGTAAACTAATTGCTGTGTGTGTATAGTATCTTCCATTAGTTCATATACCCAATCGGATATTTGACTAAATCGTCTAATAGGTGTGTCGTATTCTTTATGTTCAAATCCAGTAATATTGTTTGTCATTTTACCAATGTACTTTTTCTTATTGGTTAGGTAATAAAACTTACTGTTCTTAAATACGAAATCTGTTGTGATACAAATGGCTGGACTTGTTAGACTATAATCAATTCCAATTATCGTCTTCGGATTCGTTTGTCCAGATTGTTTCGTCTTCATCATTATTCTGTACTTCCTCTACTTCATGTCCACAAAATGGACAAGTCAATGGTTCAAGGTCTTGTACCTCAATGTCCCATTGTATAGAGTATTTAGTCTCGCAACTAGAACAGGTCTTTTCTCGTTTTTCTATCATTATAATTTAAACTTTTTAAATTGATCTTTTGTAACGTCTTGTTTTATTCCACCAATAACATAACTCTCTATTTCAGTTTCTTGTGGAGCATTCTGTGTACCTCTACTATTCAACCAATGATCTGTCCATGGTAATGGATTTGATTTGGTATCATAAGCAGGAGTTAACCCAATAGCTTTCATTCTTCTATTAGCTGTGTACTCTACAAATTGATGTAATAATTTTTCTGATAACCCTATCAAAGAACCTTTTGAAAATAGATAAGTTGCCCATCTTTTTTCTTCTCCTACTGCGTCATCATACATTTGATATACTTCTTTTTCAGTATCTTTAATCACTTTGTCCATAACCTTATCTCTTTCAATGTCTCTATAATTGTTTATTATTCTTTGTGATACTGCCAAGTGTTGACTTTCGTCTCTTGCGATAAATGAAATAATCTTTGCTGATCCTTCTAATAATTTAAGTTCACCAAAGGCAAAACTACAAGCAAACGATACATAAAATCTTAAACCCTCTAGTATGTTTACTGTAATCAAAGCTTTCCATAATTTTTTCTTTAGTTCATACTCATCAACTTTACTCTTATCTAAATGCCATTTGTGACCTGCAAGTATTAGATCATCATAAAATTGTGTTACAGACTTTGCTCTCTTTTCAATCTTCTCGTCTTTAATGATTGTATCAAATACATCACTAGGATTAGAATACAAGTTCTTTATGATGTATGTATAACTTCTACTATGGATTGTTTCCATAAAGTCCCAAGTTACAATACAGCCTTCTAGTTCTGGTAAAGAACAAAATGGTAAGAATGCTAAACATGGACCACGACCTTGTACACTATCCAACATTGTTTGATACTTTAAGTTAGAAGTAAATATATCTTTTTGTTCTGGTCTCAACTCTTGGTAATCGTTTCTATCTTTTTGTAAAGAAACTTCTTCTGGTCTCCAAAAGTAACCGAGTTGTTGTTGAGTTAATTTATCAAATATAGGATACTTCATAGTGTCGTATCTTTGAACAGCCAAGTCCTCGCCAAAGAACATTGGTTGTTTTAAAAAACTGATATCTTTACTTTTGTTGAATACTGATCTGGCCATAGTGCTTTATTTATTACTTTCTTAAATTGTACAAGAATCACAGTTCTCTGGATCCTCATCATTGTTGATTGGTTCTTCTGGTACATTATCTGTGAAACCAATCGGGTGTGCTGGTTCGTCAATATCTTTCTTAGCGTCATATGTATTTTGATAGTAAGAAGTCTTCCAACCCAATCTATATGTCGTTAATAAGTCTTGTGCCATTGCTGACAATGGTACTTGGTTTTCTTCAAAGTGATCTGGATTGTATGACCAGTTACCACTTATCGCTTGATCAAAATACTTTTGCATTACTGCTACTACATTGATATAACCTTCGTTTGATTTCATATCCCATAGTAAAGTATAGTTACCTTTTAATTTTTTGTAGTCAGGTACCACTTGTTTCAATGGACCTTTCTTACTTTTCTTAATACTTAAATAATCTCTAGGTGGTTCAATGCCGTTAGTAGCATTTGATACCACACTAGAAGATTCTGATGGCATTTGAGCAGAGAGTGTGCTATGTCTTAATCCATGCTCTTTAATTTCTTTCCTTAGAAACTCCCAATCATAAGTTAGATTTCTGGTTACAACCTCGTCTACCTCTTTCTTGTAAGTGTCTATTGGTAAGATACCATCAGAATACTTTGTTCTATTAAAGAATTCACATTGACCTTTTTCTTTAGCCAATTCATTACTTGCCTTTAATAGATAATATTGAAATGCTTCTGTCAGTTTATCAACTTGACGCCAGCCTAATTTTTGTTCGTAAGAATAACCTTTCTTTGCTAGATAGTGAGCAAGACCAATGTAACCTATACCTAAACTTCTTCTAGCCTTTGTAGATATCTCAGCGGCTCTTACAGGATACTTTTGATGATCTATTATCTCGTCTAAACTTCTTACTGCTAGATCGCATAGTTCTTCTAGTTCGTCTCTCTTATCAATCTTACCAACGTTGATAGCTGATAGAATACATAAAGCAATCTCTCCTTCGCCATCTATGTGTTGTATTGGATCAGTAGGAAGTGTGATCTCTTGGCATAAGTTTGACATTCTAATCAAGTCTTTAAATGATGAGTGAGTATTACAGTGATCTATATTCATTATATAAATTCTACCAGTCTCTGCTCTTTCTTTTAGTATGTCAAAAAATAATTGTTGTGCTCCTACTTTCTTTCTCTTAACACTAATTTTTCTTTCTGCTTTTAAATACAGATCGTCAAACTCTGGTGTTCCCCAAGCTTCATATAGTTCAGGTACTTCGTGTGGTGAGAATAAAGTTATTTCTTCTTCGTTGATAAATCTTTCATAGAATAGTTTTGATAATTGTATAGAGTAATCTAATTTTCTAACTCTGTTATCTTCACTACCTTTGTTGTTTTTTAATACGATTATATCTTCTATCTCTTGGTGCCAAACTGGGAAGTGAACAGTAGCAGAACCGCCTCTAACTCCATTTTGAGTGCAGCACTTAACTGTTGCCTCAAACTTTTTAAGGAAAGGAATAACGCCGGTGTGTTGTACTTCAC